ATGGCCAAGCCACCCGGCAAGCGTATCGCCATCCGCCCATCCCTCAAGGAAGGTGAAGGCGGACGCATCAACAACAACTGGCGCCGCCTGTTTCTCGATCACCTCGCCGAAAGCTCGAATGTCAGCGCCTCTGCCGAAAAGGCCGGGATCAGCGCCAGCCGCGCCTACAAGGTACGGCGCGAGGAAACCGAGTTCGCCCGGCTGTGGCAGGAGGCGCTGGCCGAGGGCTATCTCCACCTTGAAATGGAGGTGCTGCGCCGCCTTCGCGCTGGCGATGGCAAGACAAGCGATGACGGCAAGTTCGACTTTGCCAACGCCATCCGCCTGCTCGCCGCCCATCGCGACAGTGTCGCGCGCGGTGCAGGCGAGGTGCGCGATGTCACCGCCGCCGAAGTGCGCGCCTCGATCGACCGCAAGATCGAGGACATCCGGCGGCGCATCGCCCGCCAGAAGGCCGCCGCCGAAAGCAAACCGGCATGAACGGCCCCTATGATGAGATGATGGCTGACAGCACCGAAGATGGTGACAGGCTCCGGCGCGAACTCAGCGAAGCACTCGATCGGAACGAACGCAACGGCTTCGATTACCTTTGGGAATATCAAGCGCGCGACGAACAGCTCCCCCCACCGGGCGACTGGCGAATCTGGATGATCATGGCCGGGCGCGGCTTCGGCAAGACCCGCGCCGGGGCCGAGTGGGTGCGGATGATCGCCGACAGCAATCCGGATGCGCGGATCGCGCTGATATCGTCCTCGCTCGCCGAAGCGCGCGCGGTGATGGTGGAAGGCGAAAGCGGGCTGCTGGCGATCTGCCGCCCCGGCCACAAGCCGCATTTCGAACCCTCGCTGCACCGCCTCCGCTTTGCCAGCGGGGCACAGGCGCAGCTGTTCTCCGCCGCCGAGCCGGAAAGCCTGCGCGGCCCGCAGCACAGCCACGCCTGGTGCGATGAGATCGGCAAGTGGCCGCTGGCGCACGAACGGGCGACGCGCTGCTGGGATAACCTGCTGCTCGGCCTGCGGCTGGGGAAAGATCCGCGCATCGCTGTCACCACCACCCCGCGCGCGGTGCCGCTGGTTAAGCGGCTGGTGGCGCAGGCGTCCAGCGGCGAGGTGGCGATCACCCGCGGCTCGACCATCGACAACACCGAGCATCTCGCTGCGCGCTTCATGCAGGCCATCACCAGCGAATTCGCCGACACCCAGCTTGCCCGGCAGGAAGTGGGCGGCGAATTGCTGGAGGATATCGAAGGCGCGCTGTGGACCCGCGCATTGCTGGAAGAGACGCGCGAACACGGCCCGGTGCCTGAACATGCGCGCGTCGTAATCGCGGTCGATCCGCCCGCCAGCGCCGGGGGTGACGAATGCGGAATCGTGGTCGTCGCGCTGGGCGTGGACGGGATTGCCCGCGTGCTCGCCGATTGCTCGGTGGCCGGGGCTGCGCCTGACGTATGGGCGACGAAGGTCGCGGAAGCCGCGCAGCAGTGGAACGCCGACCGGGTGGTGGCCGAAGCCAACCAGGGCGGCGCGATGGTCGAAAGCGTGTTGCGCGCGGCCGATCATGCACTGCCGCTGCGACTGGTGCACGCCACCCGCGGCAAGGTCGCCCGGGCCGAGCCGGTGGCCGCGCTCTATGCCGCCGGGCGGGTGCGCCACGCCGGCCTGTTCGCGCGATTGGAGGATCAGCTGTGCGGCCTGCTGGTCGGCGGCACCTACGCCGGACCGGGGCGCAGCCCCGACCGCGCCGACGCGCTGGTCTGGGCGCTCACCGAGCTGATGCTCGGCCGCAGCAGCCAGCCGCGGCTGGTGCGGTTCGACTAGCAGGCGCTGGATAACCGCCTGACCAAAGGCGCCAAACCAAAGGAATTCCCATGGCATTGCTCGACATCTTCCGCTCCGCCTTCAAGGGCGGGGCGCCATCCCGCGTGCCCCTTGCCCAAGGCATGATGGCAGGCTGGATCCCCGCCTTCGATGGCGGCTTCGGCGCGGACGGCTATGATTACGCCCGCGCGGTCGAGGACAGCTTTCTTGCCAACCCGATCGCCCAGCGCTCGATCCGGATCGTCGCCGAGGGGGTCGGGCAGGCACCGCTCGCCTGCACCGATCCGCGCCTTGCCGCGCTGGTGAATGCGACCAGCGCCGGGCAGTCGCTGATCGAAACGCTGGCGGCGCACCTGCTGCTGCACGGCAATGGCTATGTCCAGATCATCAAGGACGCCGCCGGGGTGCCGGTCGAGCTGTTTGCGCTGCGCCCGGAGCGGGTGAGCGTCGTCACTGGCCCCGACGGCTGGCCTTGCGCTTACGACTACACCGTGCAGGGCAACCGGACGCGCATTGCGGTGATGGACGAGGACGGCTGGCCCGGCATCATCCCGATCCGCGCGATGCATCCGCTCGACGATCATCGCGGGGCGGGTGCGCTAGAGGCGGCGCATCAGGCGGTGACGATCCACAATGCGGCCACGCGCTGGAACCGCGCGCTGCTGGAGAATTCGGCGCGGCCTTCCGGCGCGCTGGTCTACGAGGCCGGTGACGGCATGGCGCTGGCCCACGAACAGTTCGAGCGGCTGAAGCGCGAGCTTGAAATCGCTTTTTCGGGCGCGGCCCATGCCGGGCGGCCGATGCTGCTGGATGGCGGGTTGAAATGGCAGAGCATGGCGCTCTCGCCCGCCGACATGGACTTCGCCACGCTCAAGAGCGCCGCCGCGCGCGACATTGCGCTCGCCTTCGGGGTGCCGCCGATGCTGCTCGGGCTGCCGGGCGACAACACCTATTCGAACTACCGCGAGGCCAACCGCGCGCTGTGGCGGCTGACGCTGCTGCCGCTGGCCGAGAAGCTGTTTGCCGCCCTGCGCGAAGGCCTCGCCCCGTGGTTCCCGGATGCCGGCCTCGGGATCGATCTCGATCGCGTCACCGCGCTGTCCGAAGACCGCGAGCGATTGTGGTCGCAGGTGTCCGACGCCGATTTCCTGACCCGCGCCGAAAAGCGCCAGATGCTGGGCCTGAGCCCCGAGGAGACTGCCCCATGAGCCGCGAAGACATCCTCGCCAGCCTTATGGCCCAAGCGCGCGAGGAGGGGGCCGAACTGGTCACCTTGCGCGCGATCGTGGAGGAAGCGAGCGTGCTCGCCACCGACCGCGTGCTCGAACGCCTCGGTCTCGGCGACGCGGGGGCCGAGGGCGACCTCATGGAGCTGCGCGAGCTGCTGCGCGCCTGGCGCGATGCCAAGACCAGCGCGTGGAAGGCGCTGGTCGACTGGGTCGTGCGCGGGGCGCTGGCGCTGCTGCTGGTCGGGATCGCAGTGCGGCTCGGCGCGTGGAACCGGCTGTGAGCGCGCCGCTTCGATTTGCCGGCTATGCGGCGCTATTCGACATCGCCGATGCCGGGCGCGACACGATCAGACGCGGGGCCTTTGCCCGCACCCTCGCCGAGCGCACGGCGCCGCTGCCGCTCTACTGGCAGCACCGCCCCGACCAGCCGATCGGCGTGATCGAACAGGTGGCCGAGGACGCCCGCGGCCTGAAGGTGGTGGCGCGCATCGACCGGCCCGGTAGCCGCGCCGCGCTGCTGCTGGCGAGGGGCGAGGTAAGCGGCCTCAGCTTCGGCTTCCGCACCCGCGAAGCCCGCCAGACCCGGCAGGGGCGCGAACTGCTCGCTATCGACCTGTTCGAGGTGAGCCTCGTCACCCACCCCCTCCAGCATGGTGCGCGGGTGCATTTCCTGACTTAGCCTCAAGCGCCGGCAGCCGCATCCGCGGCTTTGGCTTTCCTCGCTCCCTCCGGTCGCTGCGGGCGGCCGGTTGGCCTTGCGGTCGCTAGCGCGACCGAATCCCGCACACTCTCACCACCTCCGCTTGGCCGCCACTGGGGCGGCCTTTTTTCTGCCCAACCGAAAGGCCCTTGCCCTATGGAGAATACCCCCACGACTACCCCCGTCGCCGCCGTCGATCCGCTGGAGGCCAGCTTCGACATCGTCACCCGTCAGGACCGCGCCGAGGCCGAAATCGCGAGCCTGCGCGGCGATGTCGACGAAGTGAAGTCGCGCCTCGACAAGGTTGCCCGCGCCGCCTCGCGCCCCGTCATCGGCGGCGGGCAGGCGAGCGACAGCCCCGAAGTCAAAGGCTTCGTTGACGGCTATCTGCGCCGTGGCCGCGAGACCGAGATCAAGTCGATCAGCGCTGCCACCGCCGCCGATGGCGGTTTTGCCGTGCCGCGCCAGATTGACGCGCTGATCGCCCGCCAGCTGCTCGACATCAGCCCGATCCGCGCCATCGCGCAGGTCGTCCAGACCGGCTCTGCGGGCTATCGCAAGCTGGTCGCCACCGGCGGCACCGCTTCGGGCTGGGTCAGCGACAATGCGCCGCGCCCGGAAACGGCCACCACCAAGTTCGCCGAAATCGCGCCGCCCGCGGGCGATCTCTACGCCAATCCGGCGGCGAGTCAGGCGATGCTCGATGATGCCGCGTTCGATATCGAGACCTGGCTGGCGAACGAGATCGCGCTGGAATTCGCCCGCGCCGAAGGCACCGCCTTCGTCAAGGGCACCGGCACCAACCAGCCCGAAGGCTTCCTGACCGGCGCAAAGGGCACGGCGGAAGACGGGGTGCGCGCGTTCGGCACGCTGCAATATGTCGGCACCGGCAGCGCCACCGGCCTCGGCACCGCGCTCGATGCCAAGCTGATCGACCTGATCCATGCGCTCAAGTCGGGCCACCGGCAGGGCGCCAGCTTCGTGATGAACTCGACCACGCTCGCCAGCGTCCGCAAGCTCAAGACCGCCGACGGCGCGTTCGTGTGGCAGCCGGGCCTGGTGGAAGGCCAGCCCGACCGGCTGCTCGGCTATCCGGTGATCGAGGCCGAGGACATGCCCGATGTCGCGGGCGGGGCCTTCCCGATTGCGTTCGGCAACTTCCGCCATGGCTATCTGATCGCCGAACACAGCGCCACGCGGGTGCTGCGCGATCCCTTCACCAACAAGCCGTTCGTGCATTTCTACGCGACACGGCGGATCGGCGGGAAGGTGCTCGATTCGAACGCCATCAAGCTGCTGAAGATCGAAGCCTAGGCCCCGGTCAGGCTTCGCTGCCCCGGCCCGGTCGAGCGCCCCCTGCTCCCGCGCCGGTATCTCGCGCCCGCATCGCTTCAGGCGATCCCCCGCCTGACCCGGCGATGCGGGCGCACTTCGTTTTGAACAGAATGTGGGAGAACCCGCGATGCAGCGGACAATCGTGCAGCCTCCGGTGATCGGCAATGCTGCGCTGGCGGAGCTGAAGCACTGGCTCGCCATCAGCCGGTCCGACGATGATGCCGCGCTCACGCGGCTCCTCGAAACCAGCGTAACCATTTGCGAGGCTTTCACCGGCCAATCGCCCCTGCGCCAGACGGTCGAGGAAATCGTCCCGGTCGCGTCCGGGTGGCAGGAACTGACGGCGCGCCCGGTGCAGGCGCTGGTGGCCGCGGCGACTATCGCCGAAGATGGCACCCGGACGCCTCTCGCCGCGCCCGAATACGTGATCGAGCTCCATGCCGCGGGCAGCGCCTGTGTCCGTCTCATCCAGCCGCTTGAAGGCCGGGCCGTGGCGCTGCGGCTCAATGTCGGGATCGCGGCTGAGTGGGCGGCCCTGCCGCCGCCGCTGGCGCAGGGCATCATCCGCCTTGCCGCGCACCATTACCGTGATCGCGACACCAAGGGTAGCGCCGTGCCGCCCGCCGCCGTGACCGCGCTGTGGCGCCCGTGGCGGCAGGTGCGGCTCGGATGATCCGGGTCAGCGTTCCCGGCGCGGGGCTGGTCAGGCGTCTGCAACTGCGCGCCCAGCGCCTTGCCGACCGCCACCTGCGCGCGGCCCGCCGCCGCAACCGTTCGCGCTGGCATTCGCCCGAGGCGCTGTGGCCCGACTTCATCGACGATAACCCGGGGAGCTGAGCGCCATGGAAAACGACTTGCGCGCAGCCCTGATCGCATGGCTGCGCTCCGACCCTGCCCTCGCCGGGATCAACACCATCGCCGAAGAAGCGCCGCTCAGCACCAGCCCGCCGTGGCTGGGCATCGCCGCGAGCGCTTCGATCGACTGGGGCACCAAGGACCGGCCGGGCCGCGAGACGCGGATCGCGCTGGAGCTGGAGACCCGCACCGATCTGACCGCCGCCGACGCAGCGCTGCTCGGCGCGATCGAGCGCCGGGTGCTGGCCCTGCCGCCGTTCCAGCCCGGGTTCGAGCTCGCCTCGATCCGCTTCCTGCGTTCGCGCAGCGAGGCCCGCGACGACAATCGCCGGGGCGCGCTGCTTGAATACCGCTTCCGCATTCTCGCCCCCATCACGGAGTAAGCTCATGCCCGCACAATCAGGCTCCGCCTTCCTGCTCAAGATCAGCAACGGCGCCACGCCCCCTGCCTACCAGACCGTCGCCGGCCTCAGGACCACGCAGATGACGATCAACGGCGATACCGTCGTCATCACCCACAAGGGCTCGGGCGGCTGGCGCGACCTGCTCTCGGGCGCTGGCACCCGCTCGGTTTCGGTCAGCGCGGCGGGGATCTTCCTCGGCAGCACTGCCGAAAGCGCGGTGCGCGCCCATGCGCTGGCCGGAACGCTCGACAATTACGAGCTCTCGTTCGAGGACGGCGAGCGGCTGCGCGGGCGGTTCATCGTCCAGCGGCTCGATTATGCCGGGGATTTCAACGGCGAGCGCAGTTACACGCTCCAGCTGGAAAGCTCCGGGCCGGTGATCCCGGCATGAGCGCCGCCGCCAATCCGCTGCGGGGCGAGTGCGACATCGTCATCGCCGGCAAGCCTTGCGTGCTGCGGCCGGGGTTCGAGAGCCTCGTCCTTGCAGAAGCCGAGCTGGGATCGCTGTTCGCGCTGGTCGAGCGGGCGTCGCAAGGCGCGCTTACGCTGGCGGAGATTGCCGCGCTGCTGTGGCACTGCCTGCCGCCCGACAACCGGCCCGATCGCGCCATCGTCGGCCAGGCGGTGGTCGCCATGGGGCTCGTCAATGCCACCCGGCCGGTGCGCGCGATCCTCGCCCAGGTGCTTCAGGGCGAGGTGTGAGCGCGACCTTCGCCGATGCGGCCCGGCGGTGCTGCGCGCTGTCTGCAAGGCTGCTGGGCTGGCGTCCGGGCGAATTCTGGGCGGCGACCCCGGCCGAACTCGCAATGGCGCTGGCCGACCCTGCCGATCCTGCCGCCCCGCCCCTGCCGACCCGCGACCTGATCGCCCGCATGATGGAGTGCAACCCCGATGGATGACAATTTCGATGCGCTGGTAATCGACGTGCGCGCCAGCACCGACGGCTTTGCCGCCGACGTGGAGACGATGCGCCGCTCGCTCGACACCTCGCTGCTCGACGGGTTCGGGCGGGCGGGCAATGTGCTGGAAAACGGCCTGCTGTCCGCCTTGCGGCGCGGCAGTCTCGGGTTCGACGATCTCAAGCGGGTGGCGTTTCGCGCGCTCGACGAGATTGCCTCTCACGCGCTGCAATCGGGCCTTGCCAACCTGTTCGGCGGCTCCGGCACCGGCGGCATGGGCGGGCTGATCGGCCAATCGCTCGGCGCGCTGCTCGGCCTGCCGGGCCGCGCGACCGGCGGGCCGGTGTCGCCGGGACGCGCCTATCTGGTGGGCGAAAACGGCCCCGAAGTGTTCCTGCCCACCGCCTCGGGCCGGATCGAACGCGGCGTCATTGGCGACGGCGCGCAGGGACGCGCGGTCAATGTCGCGATCCAGCTGGCCGTGCCGCGCGGCACCGCCGCCCCCACCGCGATGCGCCGCTCCTCGCGCCAGATCGCCAGCGCGGTCCGCCGCACCCTCCAGCAGGTCTGACAGAGGAACACACGATGGCATTCTGGCTCGCCCGCGAACGCCGCGCACAGGAAAGCGGCTTCATCCAGCGCTTCGATCCGCGCTTCTGGACCGTCAATTTTCCGCGCCCGGCAATGGGCTCGGTGGTGACGCTCGGCCCGGATGCCCTGCGGGTGGATGTCGAACTCCACCATGCGGGCGAGCTGGTGGGGCTGATCTGGGAGAGCGCGGACACGCTCGATCATCCGTTGCTCGCCTACCAGACCGATCGGGACTATTCACACACCACGCTCAGCTTCCGCTGGCAGTCAGACGGGGTAATCCCGCTCGACCAGCCCAACGGGCCGACGCTGACCATTGAAGGCCGCGATGCCGCCGGGGTGCCGCACACCTGGTATGTGCGGCTCTGGAACTATGCCGAAGGCACGCCGACCGATGCGCGGGTGACACTGCCGTTCTCGGCGCTGGAAAGCGGCTATGGCCTGCCCGGAGAGCCGGTGCATCCTGACGATATCGACCGCATGTTCATCTCGCTGGTGGCACCGGGCTATGCCGCGGGCAGCGCGGCGCCTCTGCCTGCGCGGTTCAACGGCTCGGTCACGCTGAGCGAGATTGCCACCGATGGCGGGCGCGGGATGCTGGAGATCGGCGATGTGCTGCTGCCGCCGCATGGCGAGCGCATGGCGACCGCCTATGACGATGCCTATAACCAGACCCCGGCGCGGCTGATCCGGGCGATTACCGGCCTCGGCTATCGCGACGATCTGGTGCACTATGTCGGCATGAGCCACTTCATGCGGCTCGAACGGCAGGCGGGCGGCGGCCTGCTGGTGCCTGCATCGGGCGCGCTGTGCGAACCGGCGCTGGCATGGCACCGCAGCTTTCTCGAACTGGCGCGCGCCGCCGACCTCGAAGTAATCGCCTCGCTCTCCTACGAGCTGTTCGATGCCTATTGCCCGGCGGCGTGGAAACAGCGGACCGCCAGCGGCGCTCCGGCGCTGACGGCATGGGTGCCGCCCTCCTCGCTGCTGTCCCCCGCGAACACGGCGGCGATGGCGTGGCTGGCGGATTGCGCCGAGGCATTTGTGGCGCTGCTGGGCGAGGCCGGACTGCCGGTGCGCTTCCAGATCGGCGAGCCGTGGTGGTGGGTCACAGCGGCGGGCGAGATCTGCCTTTATGACGATGCCGCGCGCGCTGCCTTCGGAGGCCAGCCGCCGGTGATCGCGAACCTGCGCGCGCCGCTCGATGCGCCAGCCAAGGCCCTGCTCGATGCGGCCGGCGCATTGCTCGCCCAGTCGACCGCCAATCTCACCGCCGCGATTAGAGGCGCGAGTCCGGGCGGGGCCGAGGTGCTGCTGCTGGCCTTTACACCGACCATCCTCGATGGCGCGATGCCCGAGCTTTACCGCGCCAACCTGCCCGCAGGCTGGGCCGCCCCGGTGTTCGACCGGTTGCAGCTGGAGGATTACGACTGGCTGACCGCCGGTGCCGATGCTGCGCGGCGCAAAGCCTATGCCATGGTCGACAACCGCCTCGGCTATCCCGCCGCCGATCAGGACTATCTCGCCGGTTTCGTACTCGACCCGGCCGATGCCGAGCTGTTCTGGACCCGCATCGACCGTGGACTCGATGAAGCCGCCCAGCGCGGCATCGCCCGTCGCTACGTCTGGGCGCTGCCGCAGGTCAATCGCGACGGATACACCCGCCTCCCCCCGTTCCCGGAGCCAGTCATGGATGCCTTCGACGATGTCCTTTATCCCTTCGCCCTGGGCCGCAACACCGCCGTCGCGCCCGAATTTTCGACGTCGATTGCGGTCACCGCGTCGGGGCATGAACAGCGCAATGCCCTGTGGTCGGATGCGCGGGTGCATTTCGATGTCGGGCCGGGCATCCGCTCGGAGGCCGAGCTATCGGAACTGCTCGCCTTTTTCCGCGCCCGCCGCGGACCGGCGCGGGGCTTCCGGATCATGGATCCGTTCGATCACAGCTCCAACGGCATGACTGGTATTCCGTCCATGTCCGATCAGCTAATCGGCATCGGCGACGGGCTGCGGGCGGATTTCCAGCTGACCAAGTCCTATGGCGTCGGCACGGATCCGCAAGTCCGCCCGATCACCCGCCCGCGCCCCGATACGCTGCTGGTGAGCGTCGGCGATGTCGCGACCACGGGATGGACGCTGCGTCCGGGCGGGGTGCTCAGCTTCCTCGCGCCGCCACCGCCGGGAGCGAAGATCAGGGCCGGGTTCCTGTTCGATGTGCCGGTGCGCTTTGCCGAGGACCGGATCGATATCTCGGCGGTGAACTTCGCGGCGGGCGAGGCGCCCTCGATCCCGCTGATCGAACTGCGCGAGGTGGTATGATGCGGGTGTTCTTCGATCGCGAGCTTGATACGGTCGCGACCTTCTGGCGGGTCTATCGCCGCGACGGGGTGATGCTGGCCTTCACCAGCCATGACCGCGATCTGGCGTTTGGCGGGATCAACCATCGCGCCGCGCCGGGCATGGTGCCCGCCGCAATCCGCCTTAGTGCCGACATCGCCAACGACAGCGCCGAAGCCGAAGGCGCGCTCAGCCACGCCTCGATCCGCGAGGCCGATCTGGCCGCGGGCCTGTTCGATGCCGCCGCGATAGAGATCGGCGCGGTCGACTGGGAAACGCGCGAGCATCATGTGCTCTACACCGGCGAGATCGGCCGGATCGAGGATGACCAGTCGCAATTCTCGGCCGAGCTGCGATCCGGCAAGCAACTGCTCGAACAGGATCTGGTGCCGCGCACCAGCCCGACCTGCCGGGCCGAGTTCTGCGGCCCCGGCTGCGGGCTGTCAGCGGCGCGGTTTACCACTGTCCATGCGCTGGCCGCGATTGATATGGATCGCAACCGGGTGCGGTTCGCGGGTGCCAACCCGGCTCACCATATCGACGGACGCTTGCGGTTTCAGGCCGGATCGCAGACCGGCATCCGCTTCGACATCATCGATGCCGACGGCGACTGGCTGCTGCTCGACCGCCCGCTCGCGCCCGGAACGCTCCCCGGCACCAGATCAGAGCTGACCGAGGGCTGCGATCATACCATCGCCACCTGCGCCGCGCGGTTCGGCAATGCCGCCAATTTCCGGGGCGAACCGTTTCTGCCCGGGAACGACCTGCTCTCGCGCTACGGCCAGCCATGACGGGCGCGGCATTGACCCTCGGAGCAGCCGCAGCAGGGCTCGTTGGCTGCCGATTCCGGCTGCATGGCCTCGACCCGGTAACCGGGCTCGATTGTGTCGGCCTCGTCCATGCCAGCCTTGTCGCGCTCGGGCGGCGCCCGGTCCCGCCGCGGGGCTACGGGCTGCGCAATATTGCGATCGACCAGTGGCTCGAATTCGCTGCCAGATCCGGTCTTGCACCGGCGCTCGGGGCGTCCGGCAATGACGAAGTGCTGCTCGCCAGTCTTGGCTACGGCCAGCATCACCTGATGATTACCACCGGCACCAACGCGGTGATCCACGCCCATGCCGGACTGGGCCGGGTGGTCCGGCAACCGCGCGATCCCGCCATGTGCATCCTTGCCCGCTGGCAAGTGCAACCAACCGCAGAAAGCTAGACTGATGGCGACACTCGTCCTTACCGCGCTCGGCACGGCCATCGGAGGCCCCATCGGCGGCGCGATCGGTGCGCTGATCGGGCAGCAGGCCGATGCGATGATCTTCGCGAGCGGAGGCCGCCAGGGCCCGCGTCTGCGCGAGCTGAGCGTCAGCAGTTCGAGCTATGGCCAGCCGATCCCGCGCCATTTCGGACGGATGCGAGTGCCCGGCGCGGTGATCTGGTCGACCGATCTGATCGAGAGCAAGCGCAAGCAGAAGGGCCGCAAGGGCCAGCCGTCGACCACGGTCTATTCCTACTCCGCCTCCTTCGCCATCGCCCTGTCAAGCACGCCGGTTGCAAGGCTGGGGCGGATCTGGGCAGATGGCAATCTTCTGCGCGGGGCGCAGGATGATCTGAAAGTCGGCGGCAAGCTGCGCTTCTATCCGGGCTTCGGCGATGATCCGGTTGATCCGCTGATTGCCGGTGACAAGGGGGCAAGCGCGCCCGCCTTCCGCGATTGCGCCTATGTCGTGTTCGAGGAACTCGAACTGGGCGACTTCGGCAACCGCATCCCCGCGCTCAGTTTCGAGCTGTTCGCGCATGGCGGGGATAGCAGCGTCTCACTCGCCCGCATGGTGCCCGGCGCGCTGTCGGACACCGACGCGACCATCACCCATGCCCGCGGCTTTGCAGACGAAGGGGGCGCGCTGGCCTCGACCCTCGCTGCGATCGACGAAGTGATCCCGCTGGTCTGCACCTCCGGTAAGGACGGACTGCGCATCACTCCCCGCACGGTCGGCGCTGCGCCTGTACTGACGCTTCCTCCGCAGCTTTCATGGCGCGAGCGCGCGCAGGAGGAAGGCCGCCACAAGCAGCGCGCCGGTGTGCCCGCGCGTGAACCGGCCGCCTTGCGCTACTATGACGAGGAACGCGACTATCAGCCCGGCGTGCAACGCGCGCTCGGCTCGCGGCGGTTCGGGCGCGAGTTGATGCTGGAACTGCCAGCGACGATGGTGGCCGGCGCGGCCCGGCAACTCGCCAATGACCGCGCCAACCGCGCGCGCTGGCAGCACGAAACCATCCAGTGGCGCATCGGCGAGCTCGATCCGCGCTTGCAGCCGGGTGATGTGGTGCGCGTGCCCGATACTCCCGGCATGTGGTTCGTCCGCAGCTGGGAATGGATGGACCGGGGCGTGGAATTGGTGCTCGAACGGGTTCCGCCGAGCCTCATGGCGCAGCCGCCGGGCGATCCGGGCACGGCCAATCCTCCGTCGGACCAGACCTTGCCGCAGACCAGCCTCGCCGCCTTCGAGGTGCCGGCCGATTCCGGAGCGGGCGTATCGACCCCGCTGCTCTTCGCCGCCGCATCGGCTGCGAACAGCGCCTGGCGCGGAGCCGCGCTCTACCGGGTGCAGGGCAGCACGCTGATCCCGTTGGGCACCTCGGGCACCGTCCGGGCGATCATGGGTGCGCTGGCCGAGCCGCTCGGCCCGTCGCCTGCACTGGTGTTCGAGGCCGATGCCAGCCTGACGATCGATCTGGTGGCGGATGATCTGTCTTTCACCGACACCGACATCGAGGGGCTGGCGCTGGGCGCCAACCGGCTGCTGGTGGGCGGGGAGGCGATACAGTTCGCCCAAGCCGAGCCGCTTGGCGAGGGTCGCTGGCAATTGCGCGGATTGCTGCGCGGGCGGGGCGGGACCGAGCCGGAGGCCGCAGCCGGGCACCCGGCGCAGACGGCGGTGGTTCTGCTGGATGACAGCCTCGTCCCGCTTGATCCCGCCGATGTCCCGCCGATCGCCTCAACTCGCATCGCGGCGATCGGAACCGGCGATGCCGATGCGGTGATTGCGCCACTGGCCAACCCCGGATTGTCGCGCAGGCCGCTGACGCCGGTGCATCCGCGACGCCATATCAATGCGGCAGGTGACTGGGAGCTAAGCTGGACCCGCCGCGCGCGCGGGCATTGGCGCTGGGACGATGGCGTCGATGTGCCGCTGGTCGAGGAGCAGGAGGCCTATGTGGCCGGTTACGGACCAACGGCGGCACCGTTTATCGCATGGTCGCTCGGCGAGGCGCGGCTGCGCCTGTCGCAGGCCGAGCGCGCCTCTCTGCTCGCCGCCCACGGGCCTGCCGCGATCTGGGTGAAGCAGGTCGGCACCTTCGATCACTCGCACACCCTGTGCCTCGCCGAAATCAGCTGA